TACCTATAACAGCACATAGGCAATAAGGCGGGGTTCTCGGTTAATATTAAGTTTCGTTTTCAAATCAAGTGTTCGGTTTTTTCGAACGGTTCGTTTTCAAAATCCGCCACATCGCCTATCTGCAAACCGTTAATCAATCCCCCTCCTCATCATTTATCCGCTTTACAACCGCCTTGTATTCGGCAGTTGCTTTGAGTTTTTTAACGTATTGTTTTATCTGCGCTCGGTACATTTCGGGTATGCGTATGCGCACGGCTTTGGGTTCAAGTTTGCGCCCTTGATTTCTGTCGGAGTGTGGTCGTGTCATACGATGTTTATTGTTACGGTGTTCATTGTTGTGCTTAAATTCAATGAGGTGTTATCAATGCGAATTTCAACTGAACCTTGCCTTTTTTTTACCGTTGCTTTTTCAATATCAATACCAACGTAATGAGGTATTGATAATGCTATTAAATCTTTTTTATCATTGATAAACTTCGGCAGGTAGTGTGCCGGGATAAGGTCGAATTTTTCTTGTGTTGTCATAGGTTTAGTTTTTAGAATTATTACGTTGTGATGTTGCCGCCCAAGTGAGCGTGGCTGTTGTGAAGATTACAAGTAGGATTGATGCCATGGTTATTTAGTGTTAGTTTGTTATAGTGGCTCAAAAATCAAAATAATATTTCAAATAAACAAATTTATTTTTTAATTGCTTGTAAATCAGCAACAAAAAAAACGCAGTCCCTTTCGAAACTGCGCTAACTATGAACAAACACCGCCCTATGAAAACGATGCACAAATATACAAATTATTTCACAACCGCCAACACTCCTAAAATAATTACTCCCAACACCGCCATGCGCTTGTGTCTGCGTTGTTTTCTTATCTCTTTGCGTTGCGCTACTATGAGCGTTGAGTCAGCCACAATAACGCTATCTTTAACCGCAATCTCAACTTCTTTTATCTGTATCAATGTATCGCATTCTTGGATCACCAACTGAATGAACGTATCGCATTCCGCAGGGGCAATGGTGCGAATGTACTTCACACGCTGGATGTATATCGTATCACGCTCACGGCTCTTATTTTCCGCTATCCTTGCACGTTCCCGCAACACTTCTGTTTGAGTGAGCAAGCTATCAAGGTTGTGGTTAACATTAAACGGCTCTATGTTGGTTCTATGGCATGTTCGGTAAGTCATTGCTATAAGCACTAACAACAATGCGGCTAACTGCAAGTAAATTCTCATACTACAATAATATTTTTAACATCAACTTTGAACGGCACTCTCGCCCCGGTATGGTCTTGTTCTGCATACGACCCTAATGTATAGCCAATCGGCAATGTTCTACGGCTCGGGAAGCTAAACCCTTGTGTCATATCATTGACAATGCAATAGTATTCGTAACGGCTCATTTTAAGCGTTACGTGGCACAATTCCCCCACTTGCACCTCACAAATGTACTTGCTTATTTGCTTGCCGTTAAGGTAGGTATATAAAAACAATCGGCAGGTGCTTGTATCCTCGCTTCGATTGATGCCTATTCTAACTGAATTTACGTGATGATGCCCACGGCTGAACCCCGCAATCTTCTGTATGCCCTCGCTTGGAAGCATATCGGGAACGGTAAACTTAAAGGTCATTATTCTTGGGTTGAGTATTAGCATCCTGCCCCCTCTATTATGTTGTTATCACTAACAATTGGCTTATCTGTTGTAAACTTCGATAAGAATTTCGCATTAATCAGCACGAATGTAGCTGCCAAGCCATACCAATACGCTTGTTTAATTGTTATCAAACCTTGCGATTGAGCAAGTGCTAATGATGTTTGAATGAATGGCAGCAATACATAGATTAAGTAATCAGCAATTTTTTTTAACTGCTTGTTGTCTGGGCTTGTAAATTTTTCTTTTAAATTCATATTACTTCCTTTATATTCTTAAAGCTATCAAGTATTTTCATGTTTGTTTTTTGTTGTGTTTGCGAATTTTTGTAGCGAGTAGCGGGTAGTTATATGTAATATTTGCCTACCTTACAGTAAAAAGAAACTCTTGCCCTTTGCCCAACATCGTCAACTAAGGCACTTCTTAGTCCTGTAATCGCTATCAATTTTAATCGCTTTTTACCATTCCATTCCTGTTTAAAGTGTTGCCAATGTAGTGCCTTGAATACGGTAAATACTACATATAACAAATGCTTTACAAAAGCGGGGTAAGTGCTTTTAATAATCAGTTGTCGTTTTTTTGAGTGTATCATTTTTCAAATATATTTTATCGGTTAAACCCGCCTTCGTAAAGCATCGGCACGTTAGCCGCAAGCACTACTGTCTTTATTAATTTCATATTCCAAGTACCACAATGCTTTCTGCAAGTCTTGTTTTCTGTTGCCTTTGTTATCGGCACGTAACACATACTTTATCAAGTTGCCAAGTTCAAAGTTTAACTTGTAATGATTGATAATGTTAATGACTTCAAGCGGGTTGTCCTTGCCACCGTAATGCTTTGGATGATTAACGGCTTCGCTCATATCACTTCCTGTAATTTCAACCGTTCAAACTCCTTAATGGTCATGGTAAACTTCGCACCGCTTTCGGCCATAAATTCCATGTGTGGCATCATGTGTCCTGCAATGGGTATAGTTACCAATCTTAGGTAAGTAATGACCTTGCCCGAATAGTTGTAGCGTTTGCCTTTTATCATAGTATTGTGATTTTGCCGTTAATAAATTCCACTTCCCATTCTGTTTTGGAGCGGAGGTAATTAGTAATAACTATAATGCTTTTTTCTACTTTGTTTAAACCATCAAACTCATCATTTTGTCCATGTCCATAAGCCTCTTGTATTGCCCATATAAGTTGCGCCTCTGTATATTTCTTCTCATTGTTATCTTCTTGGCATTGAGTATAACCCATAATAATACCTTGGCCAATATCAGATGACATTGATAGTTGTTCAAATCTTGTATTTTTAACTGTTGATTTAAAAATCTTAATTCTTTCTTCTTGTGTTTTCATAGGTTTAATTTTTCAACATTTGACACGAATATTATTCTCGGCATTTTGTTGACAATGTTAATTCTGTTTTTGTCCTTGTACTTGCTTTCAACACGCTCTTTTATTTCAAGCAGTATGTTGTAATCTATGGCTTGTTGCGGGGTCATAGTATTGTCAATGTAAATGATTTCTTACCGATAACTGCAAGCATCTGTTTTAGTGTTGCATTTGACCTTGTTAGTTCAACTATGCCATCACCGTTCAAGTCAGCATATCCCCTGCCTACACCTATACACCCAAGCAAATCGGGTTTATGCGTTCTTGGGTTCTTACTGCCTACATAGTTGGCTTGATGTATAAGGATAAAACTTCTATTGGGTACGTCTAATACATGATAGTGCCTTGGGTACTTTGCGCTTTCTCTATACACCACTTGATAAGCACCTTTGGGTATGCAACTCACTTGTGGCTTGTTGTTCAAGTATGGAAGTTCAATGGTATCGCACTCAAATATAACTGCGTTATTTTCCCTCACAATTAATTTACCGAGCATTTGACTTGGCTGTGGTATGCGTGTTAGTGTGGCTGTTATCATCCCTTTATACTTTTATACCAAGTGAATAATGTAATCGGCAACGTAGCAAGCACGGCACTCAATGACAAGCAACAGAATGCCTGTAACAAGTGGCTTTCCATTGTGATAATCTCTAACGAAATGTTTTTAATGTCATGCAACACGGCTGTGTTCATGACTACTGAAATGACCGCAAACACGGTCGCTTGGAATAATTTTCTTTGGTTTCGGCTCATAGGTTTTTTGTTTTAGTTTGCCGCAAAGATAGTAATTAAATTCAATCTCGCAAACCTAACCAAACCAATACCGCCCCAAGCACCGTTTTAACTGCCTTTCGATACTCGGCACGCATAACGATTACAAAGGCAACGGCTACGACAATAACCGCAATGAATGGCTTAACGACTGCTATTAGCTCGTTGCTCATTCTGCAATCTTTGTAACTCGATTTTGTTCTTCTTGTACGCAAGCCAACCGTTAACAATACCGAGAATGACCACGATTAACGAACCGATTTTGATTGCCCACTTGGTAAATTCATCCATATCAACTCCCGATGTATAAAGTTCAACAAATAAAGTAGTTGTGCCTATAATTACTTGCAGTATAGCACCCATAATAGTTCCACCAAACAAGTCGGTAACTGTGCTATGCGCTTGCGCTATGTCTTGGTTCATTTCGTGTTCGTGTATTTTGGAATAGTTGCTAAAAATTGTACGCAATCTGTTTCTTCGGGGTTGGCTATCACATACGCTTCAACCAACTTGCAGGTCGATGTCCACCACGCTATGATGTTGTTTGCTTCTGCTCCGTAAACAGGGTCATTAACCCACAAAGCCACCTCGCCAATTGTCAAGTAGTTGTTATCTTCCAACACTTGTTTCATCATTTCATTATGGAAGTAATTTGCTGGACTTTCGTACATCATATACTTGTCCTCGTTATCTACGATAAGCCACGAATTACGGCCATCGCCTTGCAATTTATAAGTAATTGTCATATTATGTTCTTCTTAAAAACAATGAAGCCGTTAAGCGTAAATTAGCGGGGTTAGTTGTCCATGTTGGTGTTCTTGCTTCTAAACAATATTCATCTGTTGTATTGCAACTAATGGTCAAACCTGTGATACTTGTGTATGCAAGGTTTCCATTTGTTTTGAATGTACCCATAAGCGTTGATGTTCCTGCGGTGATATTTCTTAAATAAAGCGTGCTATCCTCATTTGAACCTGTTGTTGTAGTGGTCATTCTAATAGTTATGCCAATAAGTTCAAAGTTGTATGCAAATTTACTTCCTTGCCCTGTTGATGCAGTTGATGCTGTTAGGAATGTTCCACCGATGCACCAAAAGTAAGTAGTTGCATCAACAGGCGTTGTTATCGTTCCCGATATACATTCAATTGATAATGTCGAAGCGGTGTTTAACTGCGTTTGAATAGCCGAAGTAACGCCACTAACATAACCCAATTCAGTTGATGTTGTTGCTGAATGTGTTGGTATTCCGTTGATATCGCTAATCAATGCCCTTGATGCTGTTATTGCTGCTGCATCATCAATCACTTGTGTTGCCGTAAAGTATGCCAATCTGTTAGCAGTTCCGCTGCCTGTAATAGCATCAACAGGTGTTCCATCAAGGTTAATACTCCATAGATTATAAGTGCCGCTTCCTGTATTATGTTTAATGTCAACTACCAAAGCACCCGTTGCAGGATTATAACTTGTTACACTTCCGTGCATATGATTTGATACGTTATAAACCACTAACACTTCTTGCAATGGAATGTAGCTTAAATTCAAATCCACTGTAAATGACTTTGAGCCATTGCCTATTGTGTTACTTGTTAACGATGATGTCTTATACCTATCCGATAATGAATTAATGATAGGGTTAGTTGATGTACCTGTTACCGATATGTTTGTCCCTGCACTAACTGATGCAACGCCACCGCTTGCAAGGTCTGCAATATCCTGCACGGTTGTCCCAACCGTTACACCACCTTGCACAATTGGCACTGGCTCCGTGCCTGCTAACGCACCTGCGGATGTTAAGCCACTTATTTTCTTATCAGCCATTATAGTAGTATTTTATTATCATTTTCCTGCAACAAGTAAAACCCATCTTCCATAAGTATATATCCCACCACTTGTTCCTCAAAAAACTGTGTGGCAAATATACTATTAAGAGGTAAATTATTAGGCAATTTAGTAACTTGAATTATTTGTCCGCCCACGCTATCCGAAGTAATATCTAACCCTGTGAGTTGACAAAAATTGGCAACTTCATCAATGCCGTAACCAAACTGCAACGCTAAATCATAAACAGATTGAGTTTGCTTAATATAATAGCTGTTATCGGGTTGCTGTGGTGTGTTCTGTTGCTTTATCGCTGCGGCTATGATGTTCTTCTTAATAAACTCATCATAAGTCAATGTAAGGCCCTCAATTGAGTCGGTTATCGTTATGTTGTTATCCGTACATAGCTTAACCGAATATTGAGCATCACCGTAAAGTTGAACGGCAACATCGTAAATCACTTGACCTTGTTTAACTACGTATTGCATCTACCTCAAAGTTAGTTGAATTGTTATCGCTGAAGTTAACCGTTATTGATGAATAACCATCCTGCGCAAGTTGTGATAGTATCTGTTTCTTCAATTGCAACTGCGCACCACTACTGTTGAGGTAGTTATCAATATTCACACCACAAAGCACGTATTCCTTCCAATCGCCCTGCGCTGAATTGATAATGTCAACAATGTGGTCTTCATCACTGTTGCCGATAACGAA